CAACCCGCAAAACGGAAGGAGAAACTACAATGCCGACAAATAAGCCACTTGAGAAAAGCATCGAGAACATCCTGCGCAAAGCCGTGGAGGACGAGGGCGGGGTGTGCCTGAAATGGACCTGCCCCGGACACAGGGGTGTGCCTGACCGGATGATCCTCTTCCCCGGCGGCATCATCGCCTTTGTGGAACTCAAGCGACCCGGGGCAAAGGTCAAGGCGGGCGGCTTGCAGGAGTGGTGGCGGGAGAAGATCCAGAGCTTCGGATTCCAGTGCTACGAGATCAGCCGCAAATATCAGGCTGTGGCTCTGGCCAAGCGGCTGAGCATGGGGAGTCAGATGCAGCAGTTGAGCGCAGAGGATGCTATACAGCCTCGGCCCGATACGTCCGTCGCCTGGGCTGATGACGAGGGCTGGCCCTACGAAATCGATGACTGACACACCGCCCTAAAAGAAACGGAGGTCAAAGCAATGCAGCAGTTTCACCCACACCCATATCAGCAGGCGGGCATCGAAGCGATCCTCGAGAAGCCCGGCGTGGCGCTCTGGATGGAGATGGGCCTGGGCAAGACGGTGGTCACCCTGACCGCCATCGATCAGCTGATCTACGATCGACTGGAGATCAGCCGGGTGCTGATCGTAGCCCCGAAGAAGGTCGCAGAAGCGACGTGGCAGGACGAAGCCGTCAAATGGAAGCATTTACAGCACCTGCGCATTTCCACCGTGCTGGGCACAGAGAAGCAGCGCAAGGCAGCTCTGGAAGCCCCGGCGGATATTTACATCATCAACCGCGAGAACGTTCCCTGGCTGGTGCACACGCTGGGCCGGAGCTGGAATTTTGACATGGTGGTTCTGGATGAAGCGTCCAGCTTCAAGAACCACGCCGCCCAGCGGTTCAAAGCCCTGAAAGCCGTGCGCCCCAGAATCCACAAAGTGGTGGAGCTGACCGGCACCCCCAGGCCCAACAGCCTGCTGGACCTCTGGGCCCAGATCTATCTGCTGGACCAAGGGGAGCGGCTGGGCCGGTACATCACCCACTACCGCAAGGACTACTTCTGGCCCACCGAGTACAGCTACGAGCCAAAGGACGGGGCCGCCGAAGCGGTGGAGGGCCGCATCAAGGACATCGTCCTGAGCTTCAAAGCCGCCGACCACCTGACCCTGCCGGAGAAGATCATCGACGATATCCCGGTGGTGCTGGACAAGCCCGCCAAGGCGGCCTACAAGAAGCTGGAGAAGGACTACCTGCTGGATGTGGACGGCGAGACCATCACCGCCCAGCAGGCGGCAGCCCTGACCGGTAAGCTGCTCCAGCTGTGCAACGGCAGCATCTACGACGAGAGCGGCACGGTGCACCAGATCCACCGGTGCAAGCTGGATGCCTTCGACGAACTGATCGACGCGCTGGACGGCCAGAGGGCCCTCGTGTTTTACGGTTTCCGCTTCGACGAGGAGCAGCTCACCGAAACACTGAAAACGCGCCACAGGGGCCTCAGATTCGCCGTGCTGCGCTCCGGGCAGGATGCCGCAGACTGGAACGCAGGAAAACTGGACGTTCTGCTGGCCCAGCCTGCCAGCTGCGCCTACGGGCTGAACCTCCAGCAGGGCGGGCACCACCTGATCTGGTACAGCCTGCCGTGGAGCCTGGAACTGTACGCGCAGGGCGAAGCCCGGCTGTACCGGCAGGGCCAGCAAAGCAGCGTCATCGTCCACCGGCTGATCGTCAAGGGCGGGGCCGACGAGATGGTAGTCCGGGCGCTGAACCGCAAAGACAGCAGCCAGAACGCACTGATGCAGGCCGTCAAGACCCGCATCCGAGAGACACAAGGAGGCAGCCAATGAGCATCCGGGCATTCCGCAGGCTCTCCCGCGCAGAGCGGCGGGGCTTTATCGAAACCATCGAGGACCCCCTCACCCGCCGGGTCTTTGAGATCGCATTTCTGGGGCCGGGCAAGGTAAGCTGGCAGAAAGCAGCCCTGCTCTACGGCGGCGGCATTTCGCCGGAGACCCTGCGGGTCTGGGTCTGGCGGGAATTGCAGCGCTGCCGCTGAGAGCCGCTGTGAGGCCGGTTTAGTCGCGAACAGCAAACTTCCCGGCGCGCCCTCAAAAGCCGCCGCACAGAGCCCCGCAGCGGCGGCTGTGCGCAAGTCATAACGTTTTCACCAAGAAACCCATGCTATGCTCTTCTGGATAACACACAGGAGGGTGGAGCATGGGTTTTTCTAACGAGCGGATGAGGACGGGCCAGCTGGTCAACTGGTTTCTGCTGGCCGGCCTCGAGCTGACCCCGGCGGGCAACCCCGTCACCAAGGCCCTGCCGCTGCCCTTCGGGGTCGATCACCTGATCGGCTTCAACGAGCTGCTGACCTGCAAGCACCCGGAGAGCGCAGGCGTGCACTTCTTCCTCGACGATTACCAGTTCGAGCGGTTCTGGCGGCAGCCGCAGCGGTACCTCGATGCGCTGGCAAAATGCCCGCTGGTGCTCGGCCCGGACTTCTCGCTTTACACCGACTTCCCCGCGCCCATCCAGCACTGGAACCATTACCGAAACCAGCTGCTGACCGCATGGCTTCAGCACAACGGTGTCTGCGCCATTCCCACCGCGAGCTGGTCGGACGAGGACAGCTTCCGCTGGTGCTTCGACGGTATCAGCAAAGGCGGCGCGGTGGCGGTGAGCACGGTGGGCTGCCTCGTCCACAAGGACGCGTCCGAGGGCCTGCTGGAGGGCGTAACGGAGCTGATCCGGCAGACCGAGCCGGAGGAGCTGCTGGTCTACGGCAAAACGCCGCCTGCAATGGCAGCACTGCTGCGGGAGCACAGCATCCCGTGGCAGGCATTCCCACACAACATGGCGGCCCGTGTAAGGCCCGGAGAGGAGGCGCAGTGATGGGCGGCAGAGGTAGCAGCATGAAAGGTTCCCAGGGCATGGGAGGCGGCGCAGGAGCGCCCGCAGCACCGGCAGTTCAGGCAGCACCGGCAGTTCAGGCAGCACCGGCAGTTCAGGCAATGCCCGCGATTCAGGCAGCACCGGCAGTTCAAGCAGCACCCCAGCAGGCAGGCCCGCCCACCGGTGCAAACGGCTTCGGCCACCTGACCCCGCAGCAGGTCTCCGCGATGGAGAGCGCTGCACAGCGGCAGATGATGCGTGACCCGGCACTGGCAGCAGGCGTGACCGACTACATCAACCCGGTCATGCAGAGCAACGGCAAGGCGTTGAGCCAGAACGCCAACTGGGCAGCAGCCAACGGATTGCCCCTGACCAAGCGGCAGCAGGCCATGATGGACGCAGTGGACAAGCTGGCAAAGCCCATCGGGCAGGAGACCACCCTGTACCGCGCCGACCACGACGATTTTCTGAAGCGCCTGAAGGTCAACAACTATCAGAGCATGAGCGACAGCCAGCTGCGCAAGGCGCTGGTGGGCAAGACATGGACGAACGACTGTCTGGAGTCCACAGCCTACGACAGCCGGGACAACCCCTTCTGGCCGCAGCCCGGCGGCAGCCGCAGTGCAGGCAAGCATGGGCAGGGCGGTTCCGTTTCCGGTAACCGTGAAATCCTGATCCGGTATCACACTGCCAAGAGTACCCGGGCGGCGTTCATTCAGCCCAGCCAGTCGGAGGCCGTTCTGGCAGTAGGCACCCACCACAAGATCACCGGCGTGCGTTCCACCCGCACCGGGCCGTCCCACACTTACGGCAGCGGCAAGCGCGTGATTGAACTGGAAATCGAAGTGTGGTAAAATTAAATTGGAGGTATCTCACTATGGCGAAAATTTCCGCACAGAAGTTGAAAGAGATCGAAGCCGCAGAGCAGAAGTTCCGGCCTCTCGACACCCCGAAAACGAGCCGCCCCTTCCCCAATCTGGGCATGGAGAAGCCCGCAGCCAAGAAGAAAGCCACCAAGGCGAAACCCAAGAAAAAGTAAGTCATAACGTTTCGCCCCCGATTTTCATGTTACTCTTGACCGAGAAATTCACGGCCAAGGGAGGATTTACATGGGAGGCAGAGGCGGAAGCATGGGCGGCAGCCACGGCATGAGCAGAGGCGGTGCAGCAGCAAAGGCGGCCGCACCGGCACCGCAGACCAGAGACCAGCAGCTGCTGGCCCAGATCAAAGGCAACCCCGCCGCTCTGATGCAGATGAGCGATCAGGACGCACTGGACACGGTGAAAGCAATCGCGGCACAGCCCATCGCGACGGACGGCACGCAGAACGACACCTTCTGTCAACGATGGTTGAATGCCACCGGACTGGCAAACGAGATGCCCGAGGTTCTGGATGATGTGGCTTTCGGCAAGGCCCGCCGCAAAGCAGGCGCGAACAAACTGTACCACAGCGATGCCCCCTATGACGGCAAGGCGACAACGGCAGTAAAAACCCTGCAGCAGCTTCAAACAGGCAAAACCGCATTTGCTTCTTTCGGCACCCACGGGAGCGGCACCTACCTCGACTATGACGCTGTTAGTAACGTCACTATGTATGCAGGCAAGCACGGCTCTCAGGTAAAGATGTTTCTGAATAGCCATGCACGCATAGCCAAAGCCGCTGATCTAAAACAAGCCAGAAGCAATTTTGAGATAAAGCACCCCAAGACGTACCAATACCTAATCAGCAGCCATACAACTACGCAGTGGGGTAAAAGCGAATTGAAAACTGTATGGCTGACAAGCTCCGGCTACAATGCGTATGACAACGGAGTCTGGGGGTACAAAGTCGCATACAGTCGAAAAGCACTGACCATCTGTTCCACGATCAAGAGCGGACAACAGGTCGAGCAAAAGGGCACCAACTGGTGAGAACAAGGAGGACGACCATGGCAAATTACACCAACAACCAAGTAGAGGCATTCATCTCTACCCGAGAAGCGGAACTCCGGAAAAAGGCCAAGACCCCCGGTGAACTCCGGGACTGCCGCTCCATGGCAGCCATGGAATGGGACGCTCACACCGGACGCGTTGAAAAAAGTGATCTCCCCAAGGGCTGGAAAGACCCCTACGCCAAGCTGGACAAGGCCGCAAAGTCCAAGCCCAAGACCACTAAGGCAAAGGGCAAAAAGTAACTCGTAACGTTTTTACACAGGCTCTCTGGTACAATTGCCAGAGAGCCTATTTTATTGCCCGGAGGGATTGCATGGAGAGCGTGAAGCACCAAATCGAGTACAAACGGCTGGACGAAATCCGCCCCTATGACAATAACCCCCGGCGCAACGACGAGGCCGCAAAAGCCGTGGCCAACAGCATCAAAGAGTTCGGGTTCCAGTCCCCCATCATCGTGGACAGGGACGGCGTGATCATCGCCGGACATACCCGGTACAAGGCCGCCCGGAGACTCAAGTTGCAGGAAGTGCCGGTCATCGTTGCGGCAGAGTTGGACCCGGAAAAGGTCAAGGCCCTGCGCATCGCGGACAACTCCACCGGCGAAGTTGCCGAGTGGGACCTGCAGCTTCTGGTGCAGGAGCTGACCGGCATTGAATACGACATGACCGACTTCGGCCTGAACCTCCAGATCAAGATCGACGAGGAGGTCAAGGAGGACGACTTCACCGCAGAGCCCCCGGAGCAGCCCATCACCCAGCGGGGAGATATCTGGCTGCTGGGTGACCACCGGGTCATGTGCGGCGACAGCACCAGCCCGCAGGACGTGGAGCGGCTGATGGACGGCCAGCTGGCTGACCTGCTGCTCACCGATCCGCCCTACAACGTGAACTATCAGGGCTCGAACGGCAAGAAGATCGAGAACGACAACATGGCGGAGAGCCAGTTCCGGCAGTTCCTGCTTCAGGCATACAGCCGGGCCTTCGATGCCTGCCGCACTGGAGCCAGCGCGTACATCTTCCACGCAGACACGGAGGGCGAGGCGTTCCGGGCCATGTTCCGGGAGGCAGGCTGGGGCCTGCACGGGTGTCTGGTCTGGGTCAAGAACAGCCTCGTTCTCGGCCACAGCGACTACCAGTGGCAGCACGAGCCCTGCCTGTACGGCTGGAAGCCCGGCGCGAACCACTACTTTGTCAACGACCGCAGCCAGACCACTGTCATTGACGATGCAAAGCCGGACGATCTGCGGCACATGAAGAAGGATCAGCTGCTGGACTGGGCCATCAAGGCGCAGGCGCTGCTGACGGAGAAGCCCAGCAGCGTGATCCGCTGCGACAAGCCGCCCCGCAACGCGGAGCACCCCACCATGAAGCCGGTGGTGCTGTGCGGCAGGCTGATCAAGAACAGTTCCCTGCCGGGGCAGATCGTTCTGGATCTGTTCGGCGGCAGCGGCTCTACGCTGATCGCCTGCGAGCAGCTGAGCCGGGTCAGCTACACGATGGAGTTTGACCCGAAGTATGTGGACGTGATCGTCAAACGCTGGGAGGACTTCACCGGCGAAAAGGCCGTCCGCCTGAAATAACCATCCCCCGCCGGGGCAGGTTTTCTACTCCTTTCCTGCCCCGGCTCATCATAGCCAAAACGGCACGCACACGGGTCATCCTCCGCCCGCAGGGCTCTGGAAGCAGAGCCGGTGCGTGCCGTTTTCTCATACGGAGGTGAAACCTTGGCACGAGAATCCCAAATCAGCAAGTGGAACAGCCCCAGTGGCCTGCTGCGACTGCAGCGGCTGGCGATGCACGGTCTGACGCAGGCAGAGATCTGCGAGCAGATCGGCGTGCCGGTGCGCACCTTCCGGCGCTGGTGCACGCAGGACCCGCGCATCAAGCAGGCCCTCAGCGTAGGCGCCGAGGCAGCACTTGCCAGCGTGGAGAACGCCCTGTTCAAAAAGGCCCAGAGCGGCGATCTGGGCGCGATGTGCTTCTTTTTGAAAAACCGAGACCCGGAGCATTGGAGTGAGCACCCGGAGCTGAGAGGTTACGACGGAAAGGTGGTGTTTGTGGATGACATACCAAAGACGGCAGCCCCCAAACCTGCTGAAGCAGCAGCTGAAACTAAGCAGCCTGATCATTCCTGAATACTACGCCGCCCACACCGCAATCTGGTCGGGCGAATACAACGAGTATCTGGGTGATGGCGGGCGTGGCTCCCTCAAGTCCACGTTTGCCGCCACCGAAGTGGTGTTGCTGATCATGCGAGTACCGAACATCCACGCCGTGGTTCTGCGCAAGGTGGGCAACACCCTTGCCACTTCGGTGTGGCCGGAGTACAACCGCGTGATCGACCGCATGGGCATCCGGCACCTGTGGAAGCAGACCAAAAAGCCCTATACCCTGACCTATATCCCCACCGGGCAGACCATTCAATTCTACGGTCTGGACGACCCCGGCAAGTTAAAGTCCATCGCCGTACCGTTCGGATATTTCGGTGTGATGCACTTTGAAGAGTTCGACCAGTACGACGGCCCCGAAGAGATACGAAACGTAGAGCAGTCGGTGTTCCGTGGCGGCCCCTTCAGTTTTTCCTTCGAGACTTTCAACTCGCCCGCCATGGCGCGGCATTGGGTCAACCGGTACAAGCGGGAGGCAAAGCCGAAGCAGTTCCGGCATCACACCACCTACCTGACCACCCCGCCCGAATGGCTGGGTCCCCGCTTCTTCGACGACGCCGAGACCCTGAAGCAGCGTGACCCGGTGGCCTACGCCCACGAGTATCTGGGCGAGGTGGTGGGCTGCGGCACCGCCGTGTTTGAGAATCTGGAGCTGCGGCACATCACCAGCGAGGAGATTGCCGGGTTTGACCGCCGCTATTACGGTCTGGACTTCGGCTGGTACCCCGACCCGAACCACTTTGGCGGCATGAGCTACGACCATGCCCGGCAGACCCTGTACATCTACGAGGAGCACCGGGCCCAGAAAGAGACCGATGCCCAGCTGGCAGAGGCCCTGCGCCGACACCTGCACGACGAGATCATCGGCGACAGCGCGGCCAACCGGTCGATCGCTACACTGCGCGATCTGGGCTTTGACCGGCTGCGGGGCTGCCGGAAGTACGCCGCCCACGGCGGCACATCCGTCACCGACGGCATGAAGTGGCTGCAGAGCCGCGCCAAGATCGTCATTGACCCCCAGCGCTGCCCATGGACGGCGCGGGAGTTTTCCGAGTACGAGTATGCCATCGACAAAAAGACCGGCGACGTGATGCCGGGGTACATTGACGCTGCAAACCATAGCATCGATATGACACGCTACGCCATGGAGCCCGTCTGGCAAAAGAGAGGTGTTCAAAACGCATGATAAACCACGCAGACATCGAGAATATCATCGGCTGCAAGACCCTTGTCACTGACCAGATGCAGCGGGCTATCGAGGACTGGTACGATGCGGCTATCAGCGGCCTGCCGCTGGATAAGAACCCGGAGACCCTGACGCTCGATCTGCCCGCCCTGATCTGTGCCGAGCTGGCGCGTCTGACCACGCTGGAACTGGAGGTCACGGTGGAGGGCAGCGCCCGGGCAGACTGGATCAACGCCCGGTTGCAGCGGGTCATCACGCCCCGCAGACGGCGCATCTTCACGGTGGCGCTGGCGCTGGGCAGCGGCATCTGGAAGCCCTACCAGAGCGGCAGCAAGCTAGGGGTCACCTTCTGCAATGCATCCCGGTATTTCCCCGTAGCCCACGACGTAGAGGACAACCTGACCGAGGGCGTGTTCATCGACACCATTCAGGATGACGAGAACTACTACCACCGGCTGGAGTGGATGCACGTTCTGGAGCGCCGACAGGATCTGCGGGATGCTGAACTGGAGCAGCTGGAGGACTACGACCTCGCAGCACCTACACAGTTTCCCTGCATCAAGGTGGTAAACCTCGTCTTCCGCAGCGCAACACAGGACAGTCTGGGCAGCCCGGAGGATCTGAGCATCCGCCCGGAGTGGGACGAGATCCAGCCTGTCGCATATCTGACCGGGCTGGAAAAGCTCCCTGTCGGCTATTTTGTGACCCCCATTGTCAACAGCATTGAGCCAGACAGCGAACTGGGCGCGGCCATGTTCGAGCCTGCCCGGAAGCAGATCATCGATGCAGACGAGCAGTACACCCGGCTGGACTGGGAGTACGAGGGCGGCGAATTGGCTGTGGATACAGATGAGAAGTTCCTCAAGCCCAGTGCCGCCGGGCAGCAGCTGTCCAAGGCTGAAGCGCTGCGGCAATACGGTGTCCCGCCCGAGGCCATCGACAGCACCGCGCCCCACCACCGGGAGCGGCTGTTCCATGGCATCAACGTCAACACCGGCATCGTGGACGGTCAGCCTTTCTATCAGGTGTATGCGCCCGCGCTGCGAGACGGCAGCTATCTGTCTGGTCTGAACCAGTATCTGCGCAACGTAGAGAGCCACGCCGGACTGAGCTTCGGCGTTCTGTCGCAGGTGGCAGACGTAGAAAAGACCGCCACCGAGATCGTCAGCAGCAAGCAGAAGCTGTACAGCACCGTCTCCGACCTGCAAGCAGCGCTGGAGGACGCCCTGCGCGGTCTGATCGACGCGCTGGACTACTGGGCCGACCACGTCCCGGACGCCCCCCGCAAAGGCACGTTGAGCATCTCGTTCAAGTGGGATGACAGCATCATCCTCGACCGGCTGTCCGAAATGGCACAGTGGCAGCAGGAGGTCAGCATGGGCTTGCGCAGCAAGGCAGAGTACCGGCAGCACTTCTTTGGCGAGGATGAAAAGACCGCTACACAGGCAGTGCAGGCCATCCAGCAGGAGAACGGAAGCAACAACATCTTGAAGGGAGTGCTTGATAATGGCGACGGCTAAAGAGACAAAGCTGCGGACGGAGCACACCGCAAAGCGGCTAGACTGGCTGCACGACAACGCCCGCGTCCTGCGCAGCCCCGCACTTTGGGAGCGATACTATGAAGCGAAGCACATCACCGAGCTGCTGGGCTTTCAGGTGAAGATGCATGAGGGGCACCACGAGGTAACGCCGTGCTGACCCCGGAGCAGGTCAACGCATACGCCGGGCTGATGGCGGCCCCATGGGAGGAGCTGAACGATCGCATCCTGCGGGACATGGTGCGCCGCATCATCAAAGCGGGCAAGATCACCTCCACCGCCGAGTGGCAGATGTTCCGGGCACAGGCGCTGGGCGCGAGCCGGGATTACCTGCTCCGGCAGATGGCCGCCATCGCGCAGGAGATCGGCCCACAGGAAGCCGCTATCTTTGCCCGGGCAATGCAGCAGGCGTACACCAAGGACGTGCTGGACGCAGCCGCAGCAGGCCGCACGCTGACCCCGCTGGGCGACAGCGAGGAGGCGCAGCAGCTTCTGGAGAGCGGCTATCGGCGCACCATGAACACCCTGTACAACCTGACCCAGACCCGCGCTGTGATGGGCAACCAGAACATGCTGGAGACCCAGCAGCGGCAGCTGGCACAGTATCTAGACATGGCGCACATGGACGCCACCAGTGGCGCATTCAGCTCCGATGACGCCGCCCGCCGGGCATTGAACGCGCTGGCGGCAAAGGGTGTCGGAGCTATCACCTACCCAAGCGGCCACGTGGACAATCTGGATGTGGTGGTGCTGCGGGCGACCCGCACCGGGGTCAACCAGACCGCCGGGGAGATCACCCGGCACAACGCTGACGAGCTGGGGTGCGACCTGATGGAGCTGGACGCCCACGTCGGTGCCCGCACCGGCGACGGCGGACAGGATCTGACTAACCATAGCTGGTGGCAGGGACAGATCGTCAGCCGCAGCGGGCGGCACGGATATCTGTCCCTCTCCGATATCGGCTACGGCGACGTGCGCGGATTCATGGGTGCCAACTGCGCCCACAACTGGAGCATGTTCTGGGAGGGCGCCAGTGTGCGCAGCTACACCCCTGAGCGGCTGGCGGCGATCAATGCTGCTACGGTATCGTACAATGGTGAGGAAATCCTCCGGTACAAGGCGACCCAGATGCAGCGTGCCCAGGAGCGCAAGATCAGGGCCGAGAAACGGGCGTTTCTGGTGGCCAAGGAAAGCGGCCAGAAGGACGCAGAAAAGGCCGCAGCGGCAAAGCTGGCGGCCTCCCGTACAAAGATGAAGGACTTCCTCAGCCAGACCGGGCTGCAGCAGTACCAGCTGCGGGAGAGTGTGCCTGGCTTTGGCCGCAGCGAAGCAGCCAGTGCAGCGGCGCAGGCAAGGAAATGACCTGGCTGGACTTCCCCGGAGGGCTGTGTTATAATGCAACCATAAAAAAGGGGGAGTTTTCAAATTATGAAAAGAAT